TGAAGAACGCAGCCGCAAGGTTGTTGAAATGTACTTGATGCGACCAGACCGTGTGCGTGTGGCAGTTGACCCGAAGACTGGTGACGTCGTTGGCTACACATTCCGTGATGACAGCGGCACTGAAATTCCACTGGACGTTGACGAAGTGCAGCACATCAAGACATTCAATCCTGAAGATGAATACTATGGTTTAGGTACTGTCGAAGCTGGTGTCATCTATATCGAAACCGAAGAAGACACGGCAGTTTTCCAACGCAACTTCATCAAGAATCAAGCATCACCATCTGGTATCTTGACCATCAACGGCAAAATCGAAAAAGAACAGTTCAAAAAGGTCAAAGCCGCATGGAAAGAAAAGACAGAGGGTCTTGCAAACGTCGGCAAGACTTTGTTCATTCGTGGCGCTGATGCGTCATTCACGAAGATTGGTCTATCACTTGGCGACTTGGACATGGAAAAGCTGAAGTCATTGACCGAAGACAAAATCTTGAAGATGTTTCGTATGCCGAAAATCATTCTTGGTGACACCGACCAAGCTGGTTTGGGTCGTGGCAATGCCGAAGTTGCCGACTATGTATTTGCCAAGCGCAACATCGACCCGAAGCAAGTGCGTATTGACGACGCCATTCAGAACATCGTGCGCCGCAACTACAAGCAAGACAACATCATTGTTGGTCACGTTTCGCAGATTCCTGAAGACGCAGACCGCAAGCTGAACGAAGAAGACAAAATGGTCAACCGTGTCATCACAGTCAACGAAGCACGCCAAGCAAGAGGTTTGCCAACCGTTGATGGCGGTGACAAGCTGTATGTTGCATTCAATCAAGTATCAATCACCGAAGCTGGAACTGATAACAGCACAAGTGGCAAGTCGGTCAAACGACGTGTCATCACGGTTGCGAAAAAGGACGCAACCGACCAGACATTTTTTCGACAACTAGACACAATTGATGCAAAGGTGGTGAAGAAGTACGCCGCCGAATTCAAAAAAGACTTGAAATCGCAGAAAGAATTCGTCATTGGCAACTTGGCAGCATACGCCGCATCAGTCAAAGACGGCAGCGCAACAACCAAAGCGTATGAAGAAATCATGCCGTCGGAAAGCGAAGAAGCCGACAAGTCACTTGAATGGTTGATTCCATTGATGCTTCTTGCCATCCAGCAGGGCGCAGAAACGGCTTTGGCGTTGCTAGACAACACAGATGACTTTGTGTTCAGTACAGCCGCACAGAACGCCGCAAAAGAAGCCGCACGACGTGTTGTCACTGACTTCACCAAGCAAACCGTCGACAAATTGAAAGCTGAAATCGCAGCTGGTGTCAACGCTGGTGAAGATTTGGCGGCACTGACGAAGCGTGTCAATGCGGTATACGACAAGGCACTTGGCTATCGAACCGAACGATTATCAGACAGCGAATCGCACAAAGCTATCAACAAGGGCGTGCAACTTGGATTCGAACAAGCAGGCGTCAAGCGCAAAGTGTGGCGTGCATTGGGTTCAAACCCATGCCAATACTGTCGTGCGATGGATGGAACAATTATCAGTGTTGAATCTTCATTCGTGCCAAAGGGCGGCACGATGGTCGGTGAAGATGGCGGTGAAGCGGTGCAGGATTATGACGCCGTTGAAAACGCACACGCACACGCAAACTGTCATTGCTGGTTGTTTCCAGCTGATTGATGACTATGCAAGTGCGTGAATTCCGCTGTCCATTGTGTGGTCGTCTGTTGTTCAAAGGATTGTTCGCAGATTTGACCATGCCATGCAAAGGCACGAAAGAGTTCAAGCACAAAGACTTGGTTCGGGTGATTGTATACCCGAACGAAAGCATGATGTTGACAGCCGATAGCGCAAGCGATATGATTGCAACAGTACAATCAAAAGAGGGCATTGACCCCGATTGTGAATCAGAATCGACTTGAACGTCATTTTGTTTCATGGTCGGGTTGTTTTTATAGAAAGAAAGGGTGAAAAAATAACATGAGTACAATAGCAGCAACATTCGCAGGGTTCGGCATCGAAAAGACAGCCGATGAAAAGATTCATTGCGGCGCAGTCATTGAAACCGCAACCAAGACCGTCGAGAAAGACGGCAAGTCTGAAGTTGTTGCCATTGAGCGTGCAACAGGCAAGGCGCTTGCATACGGTGAATTTGAAACCGTCGTATCAAACAGCAACGAAGACCGCTACTTTGAAAAGATTCTTGTTGAGGGCATCGACCTGAAGCAAATCAAACGAAACCCGACTGTTCTTTGGGGTCACGACTATGCTGGTCTACCTATTGGAAAAATCACGAAGATTTGGGTTGAAGACGGCAACTTGATGGCACGCATCAAATTGGCAGTTGAGAAATACGACTTTGCAAAACAAGTCTATGATTTGATTCTGGATGGCGTCATCAACGCTGTTTCACTTGGTGGTCAAGTCAAGCAATGGTCTGACGACTACATGACAATTGAAAAGCTTGAACTGTATGAAGTTTCTGTCGTACCTGTTGGCGCACACCGTGATGCGCTTATCACCGCAAAGAGTGTCGGCAAAGAGAAAGCCGCCGCACTTCGCAAATCATTCGCTGACTTCGAACAAGAAGCAATGGTTGACAAAATCAAAGCAATGCCGCAAGATGAAATCAAATCGCACATTGCATCATTGAAAGCACTTACTTCGGCACTGGAAACCGCATATGCAGCATCCACGGACACCGAAGAAGACGATGATGATGCAAAAGCCACGAAAGTGAAAACTGTGCGCCGTCTTGTTCTCGTTCGCAGCAATGCGAAAGCAGTCGATAAAGTTTCCGAACTTTTGATTGCATCAATCAACAATAAACTCAAAGAGGGGTAAACGATTATGTCCAAGCAAGAACAAATCGAAACCGTGCTTGACGACGAAGCTGTGAAAGCAATTGCAGCCGAAGTCGCAAAAGGGATGGGCGACACCATCAAGTCAACTGTTGACGAAGCTGTCAAAGCAGCTATGCCAGCAGAACCAGTCGTCAAAAAGAACGTAAGCACCAAGGGTGCAGACGGTGACACACCATCGAATGATGATGACGCACCTGAAGAAGACGAAGCAACGAAAGCGCTGAAAGCACTTTCACCAGCCAAGCGTCTTATGCGTTCAGCAATCGCATTGTCAAAGGGTGACCGCAGCACGCTGAAGTCACTGAACGCTGTTGCCATTGGTAACATCGAAAAAGCAGGCTATGCAACAAGTGATGTCAACGCTGACGGTGGCTACATCGTTGCAGACCCAGAGTTCGAAGCTGAAGTTGAGAAACTTGCTGAAGACTATGGTGTTGCATTCGTTGAAGCAGATGTTCGAAACATCAGCACCAACGCCATCAAGACCAACAAGCGTGGTTCAAACGTGACCATGTACGAAACTGGTCAAGGTGCGAAAAAGCGTGGTACTAAACTGACCATCGAACGAATTCTTGTTGAGCTTCGCAAGTTTGCCGCAATTGCTATCGCAACCGACGAACTAGTTGAAGACGCAGCCATCGACTTTTGGGCTGAAGTCACACAAGGCTTCGCAGAGGAACGCGCACGCATCGCTGATGAACTAGTGTTCACTGACGACGGCGGCAGCCTGTACAACACCAGCGGTGTCGGTACTGGTATTCTTGAAACTGACGGTGTTGCAGTTGAAACAGTGGGTGCAAGCATCCAAGACATCACATGGGATGACCTGTTGAACGCTGAAGCCAAAGTGCCAACCAAGAGTGCGAAGAACGGCAAGCACTTCATGCACCGTTCAATCTGGAACATTCTTCGACAGAACAAAGACGACCAAGGTCGATACCAAGCTTTGCCAAGCGCTGGTCTGGTAACACCATGGGGTACACCTGTTGTGCTTGTTGACGTTCTACCATCAGCAACAGAGGGTGGCGCAAACAACGGTTACACTGTATTTGGCGACCTGAAGCGTGTGAAACTGTACGTCAAGCGTGGTCTTGTTCTTACAGAGGGCAAAGAAGCCACTGTCACCGATGCTGACGACGAAGAAGTCAACCTATACGAACAGGACATGAGCGCATTGCGTGCTGTCACTCGTATGGTCGCACTGGTGAAATTCCCTGAAGCATTCTGTGTCATCGGCACTGGTACTGTTTCCTAATATCAAATAATAAAGTAGAGAAAGGAAACACATATCATGGCTAACATTGCAAATGTACGAATCGGTGACTGTGACGTCTTCTTGAACGAAATCCATCTTGGTCACACCAAAGGTGGCGTCGAATTTACTTTCGAACGTGAATTTGAAGACTTAACCGTCGACAAGTACGGCAACATGCCAGTCGATATGGCGCTTACTGGTCAAAACTTGCTTATCAAAGCATTCTTGGCTGAAGTGACGAATGACAACTACAATGTTGCCATTCCAGAGGGGGCGTATGCACTCGGTAGCGAAGACGACAAGTTGGGTCTTGGACGTGATTCGGGCTACCTATTGCGACAGGATGCCAAGCCATTGCGCTTGCACCCACGCAGTCGTGCAGCCGACGACCTTTCTGAAGACATCTACATTTGGCTTGCGGCATCTGTTGAGAATGTCGAAATGGGCTTCAAGATTGACGAACAACGTGTTCTTGAAACAACATTCCGTGCATTCGTTGACGAATCGCAGCCAGACGGCAGTCGTCTTGGTCGCATAGGCGCTGAAGCTATTTCGTAAGAAACGGCATTCGGGCAGCAATCAGAGGTCGGAAACGACCTCTTTTTGTTTGTGCTTTTGTAGTACAATATGAATATGGGTACAATCGACGAAGCACTAAAACGGCGCAAGGCAATCAGCCAAGAACAAATCACACATCGTGCAATTCTTGAACCTGAAACCACCAGACAAGCGCCAAAGCCACGTCAAAACAGAAAGAGGGTGACAAATGGCATACGCAACACAAAGCAGCGTTGAACAAGCACTTGGACGTTCACTGACGACTAGCGAAGCCGCTGGTCTGAATTCATTATTGGCGGCAATTGATTCGTACATCAACAAAACCATTGGTCGTTCATTCGGCGCTGGTGTTGAATCTACACGGTACTATGACGTTGAACGCAGCCGCATGGTTGACGTTGACCCATTTGTGACATCTGAAGTCGTTGGTGAAGAAACAGTGCAGCGTGCATTTGAAGTGTTCTATGTCGATGCCGACGAAAACAAAGTGCAAGACGTTGATTCAAGTGACTACGAAGCACGACCACGCAACGAAAGCGTCAAGACGTGGCTTCACCGTCGCACTGGTCTTTGGGGTTCGGGCTGTCCATCCAACGTGACCAACTTGGCTGTCAAAGCATTCTACGGTGGCGGCGCTGTGCCAGCTGACATTTCATACGCAGCTTCATGGCTTGCAGCACAGGCAATCAGCGCACAACTTGGCATGTCATTATCAGTGAAATCAGAATCCATTGAGGGGTACAGCCGCACGTTTGCCGACATGACGAAAGACAACGTGACCATCACCAGCATCTTCGACAATTATCATGAGGTCATTTTATAATGCTTGACGGCTATCTTGTCGACCAGTGCGAAGTGATAGCGACCACCAGAAACGATTTCGGTGACGAAGTTGAGGGTGTGACGCAAACTTTGCCGTGTCGATGGCGTGACATCACGCTGGTACGCCGTGCAGCGCATATGGACACATCAGACGCCAATGCGCTTGTTCATTTTGCACCAGACGCCGCCGTGGAACGTGGTTCGATTCTCAAGTTCAATGGTGAATACTATCAAGTGGATGAAATCACATACGCAAAGCGACTTGGTGAAACCACCGTTCAGTTCATCAAATGTGGTGTGACCATCACAAATTTGGGGGTTTCATAATGGGCGCATCAGTACACGTTGACAACAAGATGGCTGTTTTCATGCGTGCCAACGAAGCAGCAATGGAACGTGCGCTTGAACGCATGGGCAATGACGTCTTCGTGCTTTCACAGTTCAAAGTGCCGTTTCTCAATGGTGACTTGAAAAGCAGCGGTGAACATATTCGCATGGGTCGGCTTCATCGTCGTGTACAATATGGTGAAAGCGGTGCGCAAGGCTACGCATCATATCAGCACCGTGGTATGAGAAAAGACGGAAGTCGCATCGTTCGAAACTACACGACCAGTGGAACGAACAAAAAGTTTCTTGAAGACAGTGGCAAAATCATTGCGCCAAAGTCGGGTCAATATTTCAAACGTGAATTCGAAAGTGTGAGGGTATAACATGGCGGTTCTGGACAATCCAATAATTCAAGACATTGCCAACTACACGGCTGACAACACTTCACTTGTCATTCGTGACACCATCTACGCTGGTGAACTGAAGCGTGGTGTGAATGGCGTTTTTGCCGTTGCCGCACCGTCTGAAGCACCCGACAAAGAAACAGGCATTCTGTACCAGTCGGTGGATTTTTGGGCAAGGAACGAAGACACTGGAAAAGCATTCGAACATCTGACTGAAATCTTCAATCTGTTTGACCGCAAACACCACTACACGGCAAGGGGTTATTTTGTGCATTTCAGTCACAATGATTCAAACATCGAAGACATGGACAAAGACGCAGAGGGCGCAAAGTTGCTAAAGCTTTCCGTTCGTTTTATACTAAACAGCACAACAGCATTATCATAGAAAGGTATCATGACGATATGACACAACAACCACAACAGGACGCAACATTTGACTTGGACTTGGACACTCTTGGGCAGTCCAAAAAGCGTGTGAAAATCGGCGGCAGCGTCATCGAATTCGACCCACCATCATTGCAAGATTTGATTGAACTTGCCAAATTGGGCAGCAAGCTTCAAAAGATTCAGAACCAAGGTGACAATGTAGACATCGACAATATGTCTTCAGTCATGGATGAATTATCAAATGGCTTGACCAACATCGTGCCAGAATTGAAAGAACACAAATTGAACATGGAACAGCTTCTTGCGCTGATTGATTTGTTTGTACAATCGGCACAGCCGAACGACACCAAGGAACTTGAAAAGCGTGGCATCAAGCTTGACGGTGACCAAAAAAAAACGGCGTAAGGCTTATCAAGATGGTCGCAATATTCTTGCGATTCTATAACGGCTACACACTGACGCAGTTGATGAAAGAACCAGCACACTGGTTCTTTTCTCTGTTGAATCAAGCTTTCAAATTGGACGCTGAAGAACATTTGAAACTGTTGGGCGTGGCAGCATACCCACACATGAAACAGCAGCAGGCAAACGAATTGCGTCGTGCTTATGTTGACAACAGTCGTGATATACTTGAAATATTGAAAGACTTCAATGATAACAGTGGTATCGGGCAACTGAAGAAAGAAATGTAGACACTAAAATGGCAGAAAAAATCGGCACAATCTACTACGACCTAGACTTGGATGATTCGAAGTATAAATCGAAATCCAAAGCGGCTGGTAGTGATGCCGACACGTTTGGTTCAAAGTTGCAGGGTGCGACGGTGCAAATGGCGGCACTTGGTGCGGCAGCTGGTCTTGCATTGAATCAAGTGGTGAATTGGCTTGAAAAGTCTGTCGATGCCGCCGTGAAGCAGCAAAACGCATTGATGGGTCTGTCATCAGTGGCAAGAGGTACAGGAAACGACATCGACAAAACCACGCAAGCGGCAAAGGATTTGTCGCAAGATGGTTTGATGCCATTGGGTGATGCAGCGTCGGGATTGAAAAACCTGTTGGCGGCTGGTTTCAGTCTACCCGAAGCAATCAAGTTGATGGAACGATTCAAAGATTCGGCGGCATTTGGTCGTCAAGGGTCATTGGAATTCGGTCAAGCGATTGTCGGTGCGACAGAGGGTATCAAGAACGGAAACAGCGCACTGGTCGACAACGCTGGTGTGACCAAAAACTTGTCGAACATGCTTGTCGATGCTGGATTCAGCGCACAAGACTTGGCAAAGGCAAGTGACGACGTGAACGTGCGCATGGCGCTATACAACGGCATTATCAAGGAAACGGCAAACCAGCAGGGTGACGCCGCCAAGCTTGCTGATTCGTTCGGTGGTGCATTGGCACGACAAAAGACGGCAGCCACAAATCTACAAGTCGCAATCGGTACAGCGCTTCAACCAGTGCTTACGAAAATCATGGAAGCTGTCGCACCGTTGCTTGAAAAGTTTGTCACATGGGCAAAGGAAAACCCGAAGCTGGTTGCGGCAATCGCAGCAGTCGTCGTCGTTCTGTTGGGCTTATTGGCTGTTTTCGGCATCGTTGGGGCGGCAGTAGCAGCATTCATGGCAATTGGTACGGTTGGCGTCGTTGCGGCGGCTGTGGCGGCTGGTATAGCGCTTCTTGTGGGCATCTTCATATACTTTGGTGACACAATCAAAGCTGTCGCAAAAACTATTGGTGAATTCGTCGGTAGAATCGTTCAATGGTTCAAAGACCATTTCGAAACAATCAAGAAAGTCGTTCTGACTGTTTTGGCAGTAGCATTCGCACCATTGATTGCAACCGTTCTGTTGATTGTCGGCGTCTTCAAGCTGTTGGTCTGGATTGTGCAGACAGTGGCAACCATATTCATGGCAGTCTTCAACGCAATATGGGCAGTCGTACAATTTGTCTTCAATGGCATCATGATGTTGTGGAACACGATTCTTGCGCCAGTGTTCAACGCAATCATGTTCATACTTGGTGCGCTTTTCCAAATCTGGTGGACTATCTTCACAGGCATCTTGCAAGTGGTATGGACTATCGTTTCGACCATAGCGCAAATCATCTTCGTTGTACTGATGGGGGTCTTCAACTGGATTCTGAACACGTTCTTGAAGCCACTGTTCAATTTCTACGTCGCTATATTCACGGCAATCTGGAACGTCATTTCGACAGTATTCAACGCCATCTGGAACGTCATCAGCATGGTCGCTGGTGCAATCTGGAATGTCATCGTTTCAGTGTTCAACGCCGTGCTGAACTTCGTGCGTGGCGTATTCAACTGGATTAAAGACGCAATCATTTCACCGATAGTGGCAGCATACAACCGAATTGCGCAAATTGTCGGCGGCATCAAAGATGCAGTTGTCGGCGGTATTCGCAGCGCCATCGACGGCATCAAGAATTTTGTCGGTGACGCAATCAACGCTGGAAAGAACCTGATTGATGGAATTGTCAAAGGTGTATCGGGTGCGAAAGATGCAGTCGTGAACAAGGTCAAAGAAATTGCAAGTGGCGCACTGGATGCGGTGAAGAAGTTTTTCGGAATCAAATCACCATCAAGGGTCATGGCGCAAATGGGTGACTTCATGATGCAGGGTATGCAGAACGGCATCGAACGTGCTGGTTCAGCCGTCGTGAAAGCCGCCACAACGATTTCGGGCAAAATAAGTGATGGAATGCAAGACAGCTTGTCGAACGTGTCACAGGGCGCAAGAAACGTCGTTGGCGTCTATCGTGGCATGTATGGGCAACTGAACGCAATGAACATGGCATCAGCTGGTGCGCTTGCTGGTAGCATGACCGCAATCGGCAATGCAGCGAATGAAAATCCAAACGGTGCAATCGCACAGCCACCAGTCAACGTGACGCTTGAACAAAGCGGAATCGTGGCACGTTCACGAAGCGAATTCCGTGACATCATCGCTGACGGCATTGAAGCTGTCAACGAAGATTTGCGTGCAAGGGGTTACAACGAAATTGGTGACGGTAAAGTGAAAGGACAGAGTACATCATAATGGCAACAAAAGACATGTCAATCATCGTCGATTCAACGGTTTTGCCGCTATATTCGACGTTGCGTGAACAAACTTCAGCGATAGAAAGCGAAAATGTGACGTTGGACGGCACAATGTACACGGATTTCACATCCAACCGTCGTGCATGGGTCGTCGGCTGGAACAAACTCAAAGCCGAAGACTATGACACTATTCGTGCGCTGTACAATGCACAGTACAGCACGGAATCAATACCACTGGTCGAAATACCTGAATATGGCGTCACAGCGCCGATGAAGCTGGTCATCAGTGACCGTGACATTCGGCTGAACGGTGAAATCATTGAGGGATTCACGCTGACACTAAAAGAACAGTATGCGATAAGCTAGGGGGCGCACACAATGCAGGCAACGACCACAGCATTCACGAACAGGGCAAACGGCGCAATGCGAAAGCTGACGCACCGTGCTTTGATGTCGTTTCCACGCAACTACAATCCAGCCGTGACATTCTTCACGATTGGTGTTTCTACTATTGGCGGCGCTGACATCATCAAAGGTGTTGGCGATGTTGTTGCTGAATGGGACAAATATCAATACGACGATTATTCATACCGCATCAAAAGCATCGAAGTCACACGTCAAGAAGAAAACTTCAATTCAACCACACTTGCACAAGCCGATGTTGTCATGGAAAATCACGACAACTATTTCACGCCGAACCGTGGTTCAGTCATAGACGAATTCATTTTGCCATACCGACCAATAAAATTGGCAGGCGGCTTCGGTGAAGAAGCAATTCCACAGTTCGTTGGCTTGACCGAAAAGATGCCATCTGTTGAAGAAAAGTCAAAGACGATTTCATTGCACGCCATCGACTTCATGTATTCGTTATTCAACCGACCACTTGATGCAGCTGTCATGTACCAAGATATGCGCACCGACCAAATACTTGCGGCGCTATTGGTAGAGTTTGGCATTTCACCGACACAATACAATTTTGATGTCGGGTACAATATCATTGCATTTGCATTCTTCGACAAGGGTTCAAAGTTCGGTGATGTGGTCAAGAAATTGATGCAAGCCGAAATGGGGCGCTTCTTTATGGACGAAGAAGGTGTCATCAGATTCAAAAACCGACAAAACTATTTGTCATCACCAGTATGGTTTTTCAACGAAACCAACATCATTGATATACAGACAAGCAAGCAAGACGACATCATCAACGTAGTCGAAATCAAAGCCAATGTGCGTGAAGTGCAGGCAAATCAAAAGTTTTGGGAATTGCAATCAGCTGTCGTTGTGCCGCCGAATTCATCACTGACATTGTGGGCTGACTTCGAAGACCCTGTGACAACTGTTGATGACCCCGAATACATCACACTTGCCGATACGTCGCTATACACTACCAACACAGCTGAAGACGGTTCGGGTGATGCGGTATCAGTCAACTTCGCATTGGACAGCACGACGCAGTTTTCAAAGTCGTTTCAGATGGTTTTCGAAAACACCAATGCTTTTGCGGTCTATATCACGACGCTTGAGCTATTTGCACGACCAGCAAAAATTGTCAAAGAATTGTACATTCGTGAAGAAGACAGCATCAGCGTCGGCAAATACGACGAACGTGTGTTGACTATCGAAAACGAATTCTTCAACAGTGACGCTGAAGCAACTTCAAAAGCAAAAATCATTCTGGATGATGAATCGAACTACGCCAATACATACATCATGAACGTCAAAGGCAATCCAGCATTGCAGGTCGGTGACCCTGTGAACGTATCGGTCTTCGGTAGTGCCGATGTATTTGTCATCAAGAAAATAGTCAACCGATGGGAAGCTGGAAAGTTTTCGCAAATGCTGACGGTCAAAAAGAAGTCATTCAGAACATTCTTCACCGTTGGAATATCAACAATCGGTGGTGTGGATGTGATAGCGCCATGACGACAATTCTTTCTGATAAACGCACCAGAGTTCACGCAGTACCATTCCGTGGTCTGTGGTTTTCAAATCTGAATTATGGCGGCGTAGGCAATACGCTTGATGATGGGCAAGCCGACGGTGACTTGCGACCATTTTCGTTGGCATCTTCGACACAAGTGCGCATTGCTACACCAGCCAAGGGTGATTTGATTGAAGCACGATTGACGATGCAATTCACAGTACCGAACACGGCAGGCACGACGCTTGAACTATATGTTGGAACATTCGACACTGACGGCATCACGCCGCTGACAATATCATCTGAAGAAATTTCACGAATGCACAAAATATTGACTGGACTTTCAGCACCATACACATACGGTGCTGGTGAAGAAGTATTCATTGACGGCTTGAATCTGATGCAATTGATACCAAAGAGGGGTGACGCAAACTTCAACGAAGACGCTTTCATCGTCGGGCTGAAACTGACGTTGGCTGGTTCTTCAGCGCAATGGTACTTGAACCGATTCCAGCTTGATTGCAGCACGCAGATTGCAGAGGTGAAGAAATGAGCGACAGCGGTCAATTGAAAGTTGGTCGACCAGACGCAGCGCTGGACGGCGGTTTTATATTCGAACAGTATTGCGGCGGCAAGGGCGGCGGCGGTTGTCTTGACCCGCTTGGAATCACAGGGATTGCCATTCCATACAAGATGCCACGTTCAATTGTGCGGCATCGTCGCATTTTGCTGGAAAACAAAGAGTTCAACGGCGTGCGCATATACACAGACGGTGGGTCGAACGGTTTGTGTTCACATACACTTGGCACTGAAGTCGGTTTCTACTTGGCGCTATCAGTCGACGGCAACTTGACGGCTGACGAAATGTTGCAGCGTGGCAAGCACATCATTGGGGCTTTGCCATTCGACATTGAGTTTCTAGCCAAAGACATACCGCAACCGAAAGAACCAAGCTATGATGGGTATATCTATTTGCAATACTATTGGGGCAATGCAGGGTATATGAACGAGGGCGGCGCAATTGACCAGTATTCAATGAGAATCAAAAAACATGACTATGATATTGAGCTTTGACCATGAGTGAATCAAGCAAACACCATTTCTATCACTACACAGCACGTTCAGTCGTGTTGGCTGATTATGCGTGGTGCGGCGGCAAAATACTTTTGTATGTGATGCCACCTGAGAAAGCACTGACGATTGAAAATATGTTCGTTCACTTCAAAGCGACATTCGACAGTGCAATTCCATCTGGTCAACGGCTTGTGAAGTCAATATCTATCGTCGACAAGCGACCATTTTTCTATGATTCGAACAGCGACGTGAACTATATGCGCACACTTGATTTGAATATACTTGCCGACGGCAGCAGGAAAGTCGACATCAAAGTCGACATTTCACATTTGCTAAAAAAAGACAACGTGGGCTTTCGTGAATATTTCAGCGATAGCAGCACGCCAAATCTGACATATGTCATGATAGAACCAGACGATTCATTGATTGGAAATAATAACATAGGAAGAATTGACTTATGGAAACTAGACGCACAATTCACTACGCAGGGAATACGGTAGACATTCCACATCCAAGCCGCAAGAATCTGAAGCGGCGATTCAGCGGCAACCCTTTGAAGAAAGCGCTGATGAATGATGATGTCGAAATAAAACCGATGACAGTCATTCCAAAAGTATGCGCCACGACACAATGCGTGTGGTGCGCAGTCGAGTTCGAAAGCGAAGCCATCAGATGCCGTGTGTGCGGCAATTGCCAGTATTGTGGCATGTTTTGCACGTCAAAGAACGAATGCAGCAATTGCGGAAACATGTTGCCGCCAGAATTGCGTGTGGATGAACAGCGTCGTGTTGTAAGATTTGAATGAAATAGTGCTATAATCGAAACCATAAGGGAAACTAAAAAATATGCAAGTAAACGACCAACTAGTCAATCAAATGCTTCGGAATCTACCGCAAGACCAGCAGAATCAATTTGCTTCAGTTTTGCGCAATGAAGTCGCATATGAGGTCGTTTGCAACACCACAGATGTCACCGAAGAACGTGACGTGCCGACACTTGATGAAAGTGGTGAAAAGCAATATTTCAAGACTGGTGAAAAAGCTGGTCAAGTAAAAACCCACAAAGAAAACGTCGTCGTGCAGCGTGGCACAAATGGGCGTGTCATTGCGCACATTATGAAAGACGGTCAAGTTGTGCCGCTGAAAGATGAAAACGGTGACATGTGGCTTCGTTCTTCACGCCGCCGTACTGATGGCGAATACGGTTTTGAATGCTGGTGTGGTCTTGATTCACGCATTGCACCGAATGAAGCAGGCATTTTGAAAGCCGACGGAACGCAGCCGACGAAAGAAGATTTGTACCACATGGCTGAAAACTTGCAGAATTCACCACCGAAATACGCTACAATAAACCATGAACGTGATGTTGATGGTTTCATACTTCGAAAGGTAGGAAAATAGAAAATGGCATACACAGCATGGTCGGTTGTATACGGTGAACAGCCAACAGCCGCAAAATGGAATCAACTAGGCACAAACGATGCTGGATTCAAAGACGGCACAAACATCGACGACGATGCTATTCTTGCACGGCACATTGCTGACGGCGTAGTTGATGACGCACGATGGCGGAACAATGTCACATTCCGTGGCTATACTAGCACCAACCAAGCTGGTATCGGTGCAGGCGTATTCACAAAAATGACACAAGATTTGGAAGAATGGGATACTGGAAACAATTTCAATCCGACACTTTCACGCTTCGTCGCACCATATAACGGTATCTATTATTTTGAGGGTGCGTTTTCCGTACCAAACAATGATGTTCGTATTTTTGCCAGCTTATACAAGAACGGTGTTGAAGCATATCGTGCGACAAATGGCGCATACACTGGAAGTGCAAACCGTTCAACTGGTGGTCGACAAATGAAGTTGGTCGCTGGTGACTACATCGAATTATACGGATGGCGTCGATCAGCTGGTGCAACCGACGCATCACAAAACTTTGCCGTTTCTCTATCGGGATTCTTGGTATCTAGGACATAGGGGCGTTCGACATGGATTTGAGCGCACTAGTACAAAATTTCGGCTTTCCAGTAGCGGCAGCCGTTTTTTTCATCTGGATGTTTGTATCACAAGCCAAAGAACACAAGCAGGATTTGAAAGACATTGCCGTCAAATCAGTGCAAGCAATTGACGCTGGAACTGAAGCCATCAAAGACAGCACCGAACAAATAAAAGTGAACAATACCCGATTGGATGAAAATTCGCACAGTCTTGGTGAAGTAAACGTGCTATTGTCGCAACAAAGGAATCGAAACAATGGCATGGGAAACGGTAACTAGTATGTTGGCAGCGGCAACCATAATCGGTATCATATTGATAAGCGGTGGCGCTAGAATTTGGGTTCGAAAGCGATTTGATGTTTCTGAACACTTTGAAAAGATAGACGAAGCCGTGAAACGTCAACAACTAGCGAAAAGGAAATTGCACAGTGTTCAATCTAAATAAAATCAAAAGAATCAAAGTCAACCATCGACAAGCTTTCGATGCAATAACTATTGCCGCCATCATTTTCGGTCTGTTGGCGCTGGTTGCGCTTATCTACTACCAAGCACGACCAATGAAGCTTGCTGACATTAAAGTGCCAGTGGCAACCGACAAAGCTTCATACTACGCTGGACAGGAAATCGGCGGCATCTTTTTTGGTGAAACATTCTATGACGGCAACGTGAAGATTCTTCGTGAAGTATTTTGCACCAACTACAAAGGAATTATTGACCCACCAAAAAACGGTGCTGATGGCAAATTCTTTGACACTATCACAAAACCACGCAAGCTTGAGGGCAACACCATTCCGATTGGATTTCTACCAACCGACGTGCCGACTGGTTCGAACTGTGTCATTCAATTCACAAATGTGTACAACATCCAGACACCATTCGGCGTGCGCAATGAACAATATCAATACTACACGCAAAACTTTTCAATAATCAGCAAGGAACGCCGCCAGCAACTTGACTGTGAAGCAAGCGGCAAGTCAACAAAAGAATGCACCGATGCCGATGAAACGACTGTCGACGGCAATGCAATCAACAGCACCGACAACACATTTGGCGGCGCTTCTTCATCTGTGGGTGGTGGTGACGATAATCAAACAAATAATGAAACAACCACAAACAGCACGCCAAACAATGCCGTGCCACCATCCAGCAATGACCAGACGCCAGCCGAACCAGTTCAGCCGCCACAGCAATGCGGCGTCAATCTTCTTGGAATCAAACTATTTTGCCGATAGTGGTATCATAAGCATATGAACTAATGAAAGGAAAAATGACGATATGAGCTATCAACTACTACCGTTCAGACAATCACCAAACTACACGCCAGCTGGTCAAACAGCGGCTTTTTATGGTCGACCACGAATCATCACTGATGGTGCTGGTCACTGGTGGGATGCACCCGAAAGATTTCCGTCATTCGCTGGTGTAGTTGCCACGTTGATGAATCCAGCACGACAGGCATCAGCACAAGATGTCGTCGGTGACGGCGTTGTGCAGCCGCTAGTGCGCAAAGAAGACACTTCATGGGCAACAGGTGGTGCGAATCCATTCACATATTCAATTGAATGTGACCCACAAATCATCTACCGATGGCGTGCAGGCGGCGACAAAGCGAAAGCAAACCGCATCTTCGAAACATTATGTGAACGCATCGCTGACGTGAACATGCACAACACACCATGGTCACCACATTGGCGCTGGATGACCACAGGATGCAACCCGATTGATTGGGCTGACGTCAACCGTCGTGCCAAGGAAATTTGGGCGCAGAAATACGGTTCACCAGTCACGCCACCACCAGCGCAAAGCGCCAACATCGTTTGGGAAAAGCTACCGACACCAGTTGCATACGTCACCAACAAGCAGCCGACAAAGCTTTGGAACTTCAATCAAACTGGTTGGGCTGGATTCGGCAACGGCGTTCGTGACTTCAACAAGGGTGAACAAATTGTCATCTATGGTCGTGCAATCAACAAGACGCTGAATGCGGTCTATCTGGTCACGCAGTACAGCTTCGAAAAGAAAATCACCAATGGCTTCAATGCCAACGATTTGACAGTCTACGTCGCACCAGCACCAGTGCCAGTGATACCAGAATGGCAACGCAACTTGAAAGACATCACGCCAGTGAAGCTGATGGTTCTGACGGCACAGACGCCAGTTGTGAACTTGAACGATGGCACAGCCATCAAGCAACTTGGTCAAGGTACATGGATTGACTTCACCAAATCAACCGTCGTCGGCGGCATCGAATATCTGATTTCAAGCTATTCAGCAACCAACGCAATGGCAAACGGCGTGCGTCGTGCCGATGTCGGCGTGCCAGCTGAACCACCAGTCAATGAGAAACCAGAATGGCTGAAGAATTGGCAGGACATCACAGACGTGCCAATGTACGCAAGGGCAGACACCGACTTGGTGAATCTTGAAGACGGTTCGACCATCAAGGTGATTCCACGAGGTACGAAGCTTGATATTTCCAGCACGACAGAATGGCACGGTCACAAATATGCCATCACCGTATACAGCACCGACAAGAAGTTTGGTCAAGGTATTCGGCTTGATGACTTGGACATGAAACCAGTTGACGCCGATGGTGGCGATGTTGAACCAGCACCAACGCAGCCAACCATCGAAGAAAATGTGAACTGGTTGATGAAAGCCGTCAAAGCAATATTGGCTTTCTTAAAAATTAACGTATAGAAAGGAAACATTGAAATGAATGTTGTCGAGTTTTTACAAACAATAGTGGTATCGGGTGCGGCAGTAGTCGCAATCGTGCAGTTTCTCAAATCGAACTTCGTGCCAGCCACGGTGTTCAACAAATACCCACGTCTGACGACGTTTGTGGCGTCTGTATTGGCGACACTGGTTGCAGTATGGCAAAAGTGCCAAGACGTCGTTGCAGGCTGTCAAACGCTTCTTCAGCAGCCACTTGACTACGCAGCGGCAGTCGTCGGAATCTTCTTGATTGCCGTCGTGCTGTACAACAACGTATTGCGTGACAAGCCACAAAGCTGATACACTTGAAAAGTTCAGTGGTTCACTACCCATAGACCGTGACGTTTCGCACCTGTTTCGTCGGTAGTAGCAGAATGAACATGACAGTGTGGGATTGAGTTTCAAACAAGAAAGCCGCCGAAAGGTGGTTTTTTTGTACCTATGTTATATTCACGAAAGTATAGAAAAGTATTGACAAAATGGCAAGAATGCGCTATACTGTATACAGAATCGAAAACAAAACAAAAACGATTCAAACACCTCTGGTTGTGATATACGCCGCACTGAACTTTCAAAAGCATCAGTCAATAAGTCGAACAAGCAACATTTTGACAGGGGTGTTTTTTCTTTGGTCAAGAAAAGTACAGAAAAGTATTGACAATTGTGGCACGGTCATATACAATTGAAATATCAACAAAGGAAAGGCACATTTGACGATATGCAAACCAACGAAGTACGAACCACCGAAGAAACAAAAGACTATGATTGCTTTACAGGCGGCATCATCACCAAGCATTGGGTCACATACCACTACCCACGACCAGTGACTTTGGTTCACTACACAGCCACCAAGCACAACGGCGAAACTTCAAAGAAATATACCCGAATCGGCAACGCAACCAACTGGTTGGGCAAATAATCATGGCAGCCGAACCATACACGAAGTCAATCAGCTGTCCTGAACACCCACAGGACAGCCACACAGCCGTTCTGTACACATTTGGGCATCAGCACGCAGGCATTTGGGAATGTCTAGTCACAGGCGCTTCAGACAGCTGTGAACACGAATCCACGCATGTCGAAGAAGCCGTGCAAGACCATTTGGGCGTGCAAGGTCACTACCAGACCGAACATTCAATCTACGTTTGCGACCATTGTGAATGCCAAACCGACGGCGACCCCGAAGCTGATGCAGCTGAAGACCGTGCCGACGCTGAAGCTGACAATTGGCGTGATGAATAACAAATCAAGAAAGGGGTGAAAACCTATGTCAAAAGAAATGCAAACCACTGAAGTCATCAAAGATGTCTTGCCAGTGCAGCTGACAGGCGACGAACGAATGCAATGTGCCGACGCACTTGCGAATGCGTTGCAGCGTGTCGAATCAGCCAAAGAGAAAAAGCGCCGCATCGTCAAAGACTTGGACAGGGAAATTGCCGAAGTGCAGCAAGAAGCATTGGAATTGCGCAACGCTGTCGCATCGGGCAAAGAATACCGTGAAGTGATTGTGCATCGTGTGTTCGATTATGCAAAAGCAACTGTGACCGAAAGCCGAACCGATACTGGTGACGTTCTATTCACAAGGGCAATGACAGACGAAGAAAGGCAATCAAAACTGATTGACTGATTATGAATACAAATGAAAATCAATCCACACTGTTCGATAGTTACAAGCTGACAAAGGTCGAGGGCATCAGCAAGATGCCAACCGACGCAGCGTTTCACGCATTCCACCGTGCCAACCCATGGGTCGTGAAAGAGTTGGAAAAGATAGCATGGGAAATGCTTCGCAGCGGTAGAAAGAAAATCGGCATTCAAGCTTGCATTGAAATCTTTCGTTGGGAAACACGCCGCCACACTATCAGCCACGACTTCAAAATCAACAACAATTTTGCGTCACGATACGCACGTTTGATTCATGACCGCAACCCACATTGGGGTCAAGTGTTCGAACTTCGAAACATCAAGAAAGGATGAATCAATCATGAATCCAAATGAACCATATGCAGAATTTGTCGACCTTGGCACAAGCCGTCTGATGGTATTTGCCAACCGATTCGAACACGACGGTTCGATTTCGTGGTCTATCGGCACAACCAGCGGCGCAAACGTCGGCGTGCAGATTGGCAGCAATAGTCAAAACGCACTTGCAGAATTGAAGCAGCTGAAAAAAGCCATCGACGGCGCTGTGAAATTCCACGATAATATAAACAAACAGAACGATGCGAAAGGAAAAAACAACGATGGGGTCAAGAAATAACACGTTCATGCAATCAATCGGCACGTTCGTGATATTCATTGCCGCATTGGGCATGGTGGGCGCATTGGCAATCGCAATGATGATTGTCGGCATCTATTGGGCATTTGAAACATTGTTTTCAGTTGGCTGGTGGTGTTCGTTGGTCATCATGTTGGCGGTTGCCGCATTGTATCTGGTCGCATTATTTGGCGGCATAAAGCTTTTGAGAAAGGGCAACAACATATGAATATAGAATTTGACAAAGAGTGGTACAGACCACGAGAAATTGCGCAAAAGCGATTCATCACGAATTCGCTGGACAGTGACAAGGAATCAGCAAACTACGATTTCATACTTGAAGAAATCAAACGTGGTGAACTGAAAGCACGGAACTATTCAAAATCAGCATATCGACCATATTGGTTGGTGTCGGCAAAAGAAATCGAAAGGTATCTGAAAAGTCATGCCGCACAAGCCTGAACCATACGAAGTCGGTCAAACGGTTGTCATTCCAGTGGCAGCCGACTTCAACTGGTCACAGCAATTGCAGATTCAAGTCGTGATGTTTGCCGAACAGAAAGCCATCATCGAAGATTTTCATGCGCAAGGTTTGAACCCTGTTCTGTCACCAGCGTTTGAAGACGGCAAGTTGATTGGTTTCGGCATCATACCAGCTGAACGTGCTGTGCCGCCAAAGGCGCAATCATGATTCGCTATACACGCCGCATCAAGAACAAGCACGGCAACCACACCACCATCAAAATATTCACCAACAGCCGCATCAAGTTTGCTTTTGCATACTGTCGTGGCTGGTACGAATTCAGCCGTGGCAATTCGTTTGAGTATAATGATATTTGGTACTAAATAATTGAAAGGGGTGTCAACCATGGCAACTGAAGAAACAAAATCAATCAAAGATTTCGAACTTGAAAAAGGTGTCATCATTCATGGTGATATAAACGTGCAAAAGAAAGTCACGGAATCTGAATTTGAACAGATGATTCATGACGGCAGCACAGGTGTGAATTTCGAAGACCGAACGGCATATCTGAAAAGCAAGGGAATCAAAGTCACACGACAAAGTTTGATTGATACCAGTCTATAATGACAATATGGTTGAAAGCTTTGGGCGGTATGAAACAGCGTGCAAGGGCAAGCGAAAGTTTGCCACTGAATCAGACGCAGTTCGTGCCGCCAAAGAGTTGCGAAAGCGTGTTGGTGCAAGGGTCAAACCGTACCAGTGCCAACATTGCCAGCAATGGCACAACGGTCATTTTCGCAGAATAATCAAAGCGCTTCGACCTCTGACAGTTGAATGAAAGTATAGAAAAGTATTGACAATCATGACAATCTTTGCTACACTGAAAAGGTCAACAAATAAAGAAAGGTCAAATGACGATATGACAAAAAAATCAACAACACCAACAACCGATGCAGCCGCATCAAACAAAAAGACAATGCCAGCCACACTGAAGACAGTTGTGACACTGGTTGAGGTAGTAGCACGCTTCTTGGCAGCATACCTTTTATTGAACAACTTCGACCACATCGTGGCAGTTGCAGCAGGATGGTATTTCCTGATAACCGCAGCCATGGCGTTCGTCGCACTAGTTCACAAAGCATCTAAAAACTAGCGAAGCAGCCGTCACCACGACGGCTTTGCTTCATATACCGAAAGGGGTATTTTTATGGCGAAGACTGACGCCGCAACTGAAGCAAAAAAGCGCAAGACAGAATTGAAGTCACAGTTCGGTGAATTCATTCCAGAGGGCAACGACCCTGAACAGCTATACAAGCAATGGGTTTCAGCACTGTTCGGAAAAGAAGAAACACCAGACGACGACATGCTATTTCGTGCGCTGACAATGGCAAAGCTTGCAGGAATCGACATTCGTGGCGGTTTGCTGTACATCAAAGACGGCAACGTCATCATCAACATCGACGGTCTTGTGGCTATTGCTGACAAAACTGGTCAATATGGTGGCACGTCAAAAGTTGAATATCAATACGACGAAAACCAGAAAGCCAAATCGGTCATCGTTGGCATCTACAAAATCATTGGTGAACACGTTCTGACACCAGAACAGATTGTCATGATGGATGAATACGACACTGGTGATGGCTTATGGGCTGACGCAAAGGACGGCGGCAAGAAGCTGTCAATGCTGAAGAAAGTCGGTTTGGCGCACGTCATTCGTGCATCATTCACCACTTGTGCTGGTCTGTACATACCTGAAGAAGTTTCGGGCGTTGCCAAAAAGAAAGTCGCAAAGACGCAATCTGAAATGGAAACGAACATCACCAAGGCACTTGCGAAGAATCGCAAAAAGGGTCAATCTAATATTGAACCAACCAAAGCAAAGAAAGCATAGACGATATGCAATACAACGTGAAGAACGACGGAAAGCTTCACACCCGATTCAGCGACCTGATGCGTGCAACACCACATCAAGTGGAAAACATCATCAAAGAACAGTTGGGTGAAAAAGAACGCTTCAAATCAGATGTCATGGACTTCGGCAGCATCCGTCATGACATGTGGGAAAAGGAATCGAAAGAAACAGGCATGTTGCCAGTGGTTTTTCGTGACGCATTTCCGCAATACAAAGATTTGCAAATCACACATGCTGAAAAAGAATTCGCAACCGAACTGTTCAAGAACATCGTGATTCACAGCCGACCAGACGGCGTGTCTGTACCATCAGCCATTGTGGTTGACTACAAGACCATGGTCAAAGGTGCAGGCGGCGCACGACGGTATGCCAGTTCGAAGCAATTGCCATTCTATTCATTCCAACTTGGCATTCACAACATACGCATCAAAAAATATGTGTATCTGGTTGAAATTTGGAACAAAGAATATACGGAAATTATCGGGTACGACTGTTTTGAAAAGACCGTCGGCTTGATTGATATTGCCGCCGCAAAGAAGTGGGCGCATGACCGCTGTGAAGTGCTTGCAATGGGCATGAAAATGGCAGGGTTGTGGAAAGGTTGACCGCTTAAAGTATAGAAAAGTATTGACAATTGAAACATGCTTTGCTACAATAGAAATATCATCAAAGAAAGGATGAAAAACGATATGCAAGAACAACCAAATCTGACACCAGTCAAACGACAGGTGACCACCATCAGCAATCAAGCTGGTGACCTGATGATTGATTCGCAAGAATCATTGTCACAAGCGACAGACATTCTGTCGAAAATCAAGACTTCAGCGAAAGACTTGAAGTCACGCAAAGAAGAAATCACCAACCCATTGAACGCAGCGCTGAAATCAGCACGTTCATTGTTCAAGCCGCTTGAAGATGATTTGGCAACAGCCGAACGCACCATCAAAGGCAAAATTCTTGACTACTCAAATGAGGTTGAAGAAGAAGCACGCAAGAAAGCCGCAAAGCTTGAAGACCGTGTTGAACGTGGCACGATGCGCACCGACACAGCAATGCGCAAGATGGATGAAATCGAAACTGTCGGTTCATCTGTACAGGGCGCAAGCGGTTCAGTGCAATTCCGCATGGTACGCAATATCAAAATAGTAGACCCGACCAAGATTCCATTGAAGTATCTTTCAAACGAAAAAGTCTTGGCAGCAATCAGCGCAGCAGTTCGAACAGACGTTCTGAACGGCACAAAGGTCGATGGCGTTGAAATAGTCGAAGAAAAGCAAATTGCCGCACGATAGCGGCAAAGGGTGGGAACATGATTCGCAAACGAAAAGTCGAACGTCGCAACAAGCTTGCACGAACGAAAAGAATCCAGAAATTGCAGCTGGTCGAACAGTTGCAGGAAGTGAAATTCGCATGAAATACTATCAAATCAAAGCAAAGTACATCGCACTGTTGGTGGCACAAGCCATCGTGAAACGCTTCATTGTGCCAGTAGTTGGCGCAACCGCAGCAAGCATCAAAGCGACATTGAGTTTGCCACATACCATTGTGACGGCATACCAAGACGCAAAAGAATCAGCAGCACTTGACGTTGAACTTGAAGCCGCACTGATTGACAAAGAGTTTTTGAACCGTGCATCTGTCGGTTTGACTGAAGAAGAATCAAAGCGCATCAAATCATTGGGTCTATAATGAACGACCCATTTGGACGGCTGTTGTTGTTCATGCTGGAACGGCGTTTCAAACGCATACAGCGCAACCACGGCATGATGCGAATAATTGGAAAGAAGTTCACCATTTGGGTGACAGAAAGGCGCTAGACATGGGAACAGCATTTGACAAGGGCAAAGCATACGAATTGCACATTGCCAAGCTAGTGCGCAAGAAAGCCGACAAAGGTTCAATGCGCAACCGTGGCAGCCACACGGCAAGTACGCATGACGCCGACGTCTTCACGAATCTACCGATTCACATTGAAGCCAAGCATCATGAAAACGTGCGCATCAAAGACTGGATGGAACAAGCCGAAGCCGCTTCATCATTCCATCAGACAGCTGTCGTTGCATTCCGCATCGACGACAAAGACTATGCCGCACTGAATTTCGAAGACTTGATGAACCTGTTCGTGCAGATTGCCGACCAGCAAGCCGAAATCAACGATTTGCGTGCGCCAGTTGAACACATAGTCGTCAAACCAGCCAAAGCCGCTGAAAACGCACGACATGAAGCCGTGGCGCTATCGCAGAAAGCAATCGCAAAGAAGAAAGATGCACCAGCCATCAAATACGACAAAAACGGTCACATTGTCGATGAATATGGCTATTGTATGCAAAAGGGTTGCAAGTACAATCGAAACTACCGACCACCGAAAGTGAAACGATAATGAAGAAGAAACCAGACGTCACAGACCAGTTGGTCGAAGCACGGAAAAACATTGAAGTGCTGAAAGTGCAGATGGATGACGACATTGACGTCACCAACGAATTGGCATACAGCGACGAACAGCTGAAGCGATTGGCGACCAAATTGCCACGCATCATGTTTCAAGCGTCGCAAAGCACCGTGTTGAAGTTCATCGACTTCAAAGATGCCAAGCGCAAGGTGAAAAAAGAATTGGCACTTGCGATGATGCAAGCCAACCAGATGAAAGATGATTTGTCATCAGCTGAAGACCGCAAAGCGTGGGCGCAGAATGCTGACAATGTTGAGAAAGCCGAAATCGACTTGATACAGGCTGAAGCCGAATACCGCATGGCTGAATTTCATTTCCAAGCATATGACAATTTGTACATGGCGGTGAAGAAGATGATTGACATGCGCATGGCTGAAAACGCAGCGCAAGAAAGGGCAAACCGAACATGAACGACGGCATCATCACACAGTTCACGAATCAATTGATTTCGAATATTGAAGCGATGCACGAATTCTTGTTTGGCAAGCCAAAGCACGCAAACTGTCGCAGTATCACCATGGCGGTTGACCCGATATTCTTTGACGGCAAACCCCGATACATGGACATCAAACCACCAGAAACATACGAAGACTATCAAATAAGAAAGTGGCTTTCACAAGTGCCACACGGCGGCATCGTTGGCAATATGGCTGTGCTTATATGCTATAATGAAAAACATCCGTCGGCGTCACTTGTGATTGTCGAGGACATCAAAACCATATGAATATTGACTATCGAAAAGTGATTTTGGCATTCATTGCAGCGGTCATCATTGCGATACCAACAGCAGCGGCATTCCAGAATCGAACCAACCAGATTGAAAGTGAACGGCAAGACAAAAGCCGACTTCAGCTTGACGTGAAAAAGAAAGATTCTGAACTTGAAAAACTCAAGATTCAGACCAAAGAAAGCGAAGCCGAAAAGCTACGCATTCAACAGGAAAACGAACAGCTGAAGAAAGATTTGCAAGCCAAACGTGAACGACAGGCTGAAGAACAGCGATTGGCGGCGGCGCAGGCATCGAAACCAGCCGCCGTTTCTGTTGGCATCAGTGGCAGTTGCGAATCATACCGACCATTGGTTCAAAAGTATTTCGGCGCAGCAACAGCGTCGGCAATGATAACCATGCAGAAAGAATCGGGATGCAACCCGACAGCCGTGTCACCGACAAACGACCATGGATTGTTTCAGCTGAACGGTCAACCAGTATATGACCCCGAAGCCAACATTCGCATTGCATACGCCAAATTTGTGTCACCACGCCGTGGCACGAATCCAAACTGGTCGGCATGGTATGCGGTTTGTACACCCGACCTTGTGCCAAAGTATTCGGGCATCTGGTGTTCGTAAACATAAACAGATAGAATGGTTTCATGACGATAGAAACGCCGACATCATTCCGACCTTTCACCCACTCGTGAATTGCATATCGTCATTCGGAACTGGTGTCGGCTTTTCTGTTGCCATCCGCAGCGTGAAAGTATAGAATAGTATCAGCATAGACGATATGCAGAAAGCGAGGGTATAAAATTGAAAAACTTCTTCAAACGTAAACCGAAGCCGCAACCAGCTTCGAAAACTGTGCCGCTGAAAACGAAAGCGTCACCAAAAACCAAAGCAGCGATTGACTTCTTCAACGACAAGAAATCAGCCGTCGACATGCTGGAAACAGACCGACGCCGCAAGTTCGTTCATAGTGGGTATACAAAGACGAAAGTCGACCACTTCTTTGAATGGGTAGAAAAGCAGCCATGGGGCATGTGGGCTGTGTATGCAGTAGCAACCGCATTCGTCGTTGCTGTCGCTTATTGGGGTATAAAGCAATGAAGCAACGTACTTTGAAAGCCGTCGGTTTGGCGCTTGCGCTTGCAGGCGCATTCGGCTTTGGCATGTGGTTCATGTATTTCATCCAGTGGGTTGAAGTGTTCACCAAATTCATGGAAATGACGGAAAAGGTTTTCAAATGAGAATCGCATTTTTGGGCAACTTCAACGTGCCGTTCACCAGTGAATCACACTACGCCGCAACACTTGAAAAGATGGGTCACAAAGTCATTCGTTTGCAAGAACCAATGGTGACCACAGACCGTGTGTATCAAGTCGCTATCGAATGCGACATCTTCTTTTGGGTTCACACGCATGGATGGGATTTGAAAGGCAACCGCACGATGACTGAAGTGCTTCGTCGGCTTGAACGCAAGGGCATTCCATCAGTGGCATATCATCTTGATTTGTACATGGGTTTGCGCCGATGGAACGAATACCATGACCACGAATACTTCAAAGTGAAACACTTCTTCACTGTCGACAAATTGATGGCTGATTGGCTGAACGAAAACACCAACACGGCTGGTCACTATTTGCCAGCTGGTGTGTTCGAACCAGAATGCTATATTGCCGACAAAGATGACCGCTTCGATTTCGATGTGGTCTTTGTTGGTTCACGTCGCTACCATCCAGAATGGCAGTACCGACCAAAGCTGATTCAGTTTCTTGAACAGACATATGGCAAGCGATTCGCACACTTCGGCAATGACGGAAAGCACGTCGTTCGTGGCGATGAACTGAATCGACTATATGCCAGCGCCAAAGTTGTTGTCGGTGACACGCTTTGCATTGACTTCACATACCCACACTATTGGTCTGACAGAATCTATGAAACCACTGGTCGTGGTGGCATGATTATTCATCCATTCATTGAGGGTATAGACACGCAGTTCGAAGCAGGAAAAGAAGTCATGTTTTACCAATACGGTGACATGCGTGATTTGAAAACCAAGATTGATGAATTGCTGAAAGATACCGAATATCGTGAAAAAATCCGTTTGGCTGGTCATGAGCGCACGAAGCGTGACCATACATACACCAGCCGATTGCAAACAATAATTGACACAGTAAAGGGGTGACCATGAAAATATTTGCACATGACCCACGATTCATCTTTGATGGTCGTGATGATTCAAAAACTGACGCCGTTGTCGTGCGTGAGATATGGTGCGAAAACGTATACGAAGTCTTTGACGGTGATTTGAACGACACAGGCATTGTGGTCGACCTTGGCGCAAACATCGGCGCATTCACTCTGTATGCGGCAGCACTTGGCGCAAAGAAAGTGATTGCCGTTGAACCGCAAAAAGAAAACGTCGAAATGCTGGTGAAAAACGTCGGCGCAAATCGTCACAACGTGCCGAATTGTGAATTCGTATTCGATGAACGTGGCATCAGTGGGTACATGGGTGAAGCAATGATGAACGCCAAGCATGGTGATTCATCTATCGTTGGCGTGCATTCGTCGACTATGAACACACCAGCTGGAAAAGAAGATTTCACACAGCGAATTCGCACGACGACGCTGGACGGCTTGTTCAAAGACCATGGGCTTGAATTCATTGACGTGCTGAAAATTGACATCGAGGGTCTTGAGGGTGAAGTGATTTTGGCGGCATCAGAAAGCACGCTGAATCTGTGTCGATACATCACTCTTGAATATGACCAGCACGCAAATGACCTTGGCGCTATCGTCGAGAAATTGAGCAAAACACATCAAATCAAGTATGTCGGCAGCAATGGCGGCATGTTATTCGGAAAGAGGTATTGAAATGAATCGTCAAACACGTCGCAGCGCAGACTTCGACATCAAGAAGTACATCAAAGCAAGCAATGAAATTGAGGGCATATACAGCGAAGAAGAAGATGCACAATCGCTTTTGGCATGGGCATATCTTGAACAGCTGGATTCGCTTTCGCACGCTGACATCATGCGTGTGCAGAAAATCATCACGCTTCACCAAGAAGACTTGCAGCCAAATCAACGTGGGTACTACCGTGGCATGGCAGGCAACATGACAAACGTATCTGTCGGTGGTCGGGTTGCACCTGATTATTCACTAGTTGAAGACTTGATGCGCAATTGGCTGATGGACGTGGCACAAATGACGCCGCTGATTGGTCACATTCGATTTGAAATGATTCACCCATTCGTCGACGGCAATGGTCGCACTGGTCGCATGTTGTACTGGTATGTGTGCAAGCGCCGTGGCATCAAACCAACGTACTACAACGCCGACGAAGAAAAGAATCGTCAAGCATACTACCGACTATTTGAACACGAACGTGTCATCAAGCTTTCGAACATGGGCTGGATTATCAAAGACGACAAGGATTTGCAGTCATGAAAATCGGGCTTCTTGCATATTCAACCGACACTGGACTTGGCAACCAGACGTTCAATTTCTACAAAAACATGAACCCGACGAAAACATTGCTGGTCGACCTATACAAGCACAATGGCATGGAAACGCACCACGAACGCTTTCAAGACGGCGAAGTCATGTTGACCCGAAGCTTGCCAGATTGCCAGCACATGGATTGGCTGACGAACGACGTGGACATTGTGTTCATTTGTGAAACGCCGCTGAACTATTGCTTGATGGAAAAGGCAAAAGCCAAAGGCGTGCCAGTCGTCTTGCAATACAACTATGAATTTCTGGATTATTTGAACCGCAAAGACATTGAAGCGCCAGCAGTATTGGCAGCACCAACAATTTGGCACAAAAAAGACGTCGAAGCACTTGGAATCGCACCAGTGCTTGATTTGCCAGTGCCATCAGAGGTATCAGACATCAACTTTCGTGAAATAAGTGAATGTCGCAAAATATTTCATATAGCTGGAAAGCAGGCAATTCACGACAGAAACGGCACGATGACATTCATTGAAGCAGCTGTCAAGTGTGGCAACCGCTTTTCATACAAAATCTATGCGCAGCAGTTGGACGGTACAACCCGAACGCTGATTCAGAAAGCGCAGCAGAAAATCGACATTGAAGTTGTCTACAATACGCCGAACTATTCAGACATGTACCGTGATGGTGACGTCATGGTCATGCCACGCAAATATGGCGGTCTGTGTTTACCGATGCAAGAAGCTTTGGCGGCTGGAATTCCAGTCATCATGCCAGACATCGAACCAAACGGCTATCGTTTGCCAAAACAATGGCTGGTCGGTGCAAAGCGTGAACGGTCATTCATGACACGCACAATGATTGATATTCATGAAGTCGACCCGAACCACTTGGCATTCAAAATGTGCCAGTTCGGTGACCGTGAATTCATGTCGTGGTCAAACAAAGAAGCAATCGAAATTGGAAAGGGGCTATCATGGAAACAACTCAAACCGTACTACCAAACAGTGTTTCAGACGATAATCGAATCAACAGCGTCTTGATTGTCATGCCGCTGACACGCAAGTGGGCGGTAGAAATGCAGGCAAAGCAATTGGCGGCAATGAACCGCTTCACAGACATCAACGTCGAATTGCTGGTGTTCATCGACAATGTTGACATCACAGAAAGCTTCATCACAGACAAGTTTGAAAAGTATGAAGTGCCATTTGCATACAGGTTCGGCAACAGCAAGCGCCAAGCGCCGCATGAAGTTCGTTTGTTCTACCGACGTGAACGCATCAAAGAAATGTTGGGCATGGTTCAGCAGACCATTCGTGATATGAAGCGCACGTTCGACATGCTGTTCATGGTCGAAGATGACACGGTGATTCAAGCTGACGCATTGCAGCGGCTTTTGAGCGATTACAAAGAAGTGACCGACGCAGGCATGAAAGTTGGCTTGATTGAGGGCGTACAGGTCGGCAGACACGGCATACGCATGATTGGCGCATGGCGCACTGATGACATCGAAAACCCGACCAAAGTGGCAACACTACCGTTCAACAAGTCATCATTCTTCGAAAAGATTGATGGCGGCGGTCTATATTGCTTCATAACGCCGATGCACCTGTTTCTTGAACACACGTTCTATTGGCACGACGAATGCTTCAGCGTTGACATGACCTATGGTCTGGAACTACGCAAAAAGGGGTACACTAATTTGATTGACTGGACTGTCATCACTGGTCACGCCGACCAGAATGGCAATGTTCTATACCCGAATGACAATTGCACCGTTGCTGAATATCACAAAGTTGGCGACGAATGGAAACTTCAAAATAATCGAAAGGGCAAAACATCATGATTCGAACATTCCAAGCAGAAACAGAAATCGTTGATGCGGTTCGTGATGCTGAATCACCAAAGGAACTGTGCAACGCTTTGCATTCATTGGCTTCGGCAATTGGTACTGGAAAAATTCATTATACATCGGTGGGTGTCGGTGTGCGAAAGGCAGTTGACGAAATGCCATCAGCGACCATTGATTTGGCGCTTATTTTGCAGATGAAAGAACCGACAGATGAAAAATCGGCTTGATTTCGTTGAAGCACAGTGTGAACGTGTCGATGGCTACATTGACGAAGTGCGCCATGAAATCGAACGGCTGATGACACTTGAAGAAAAGTTGCTTGAGGGCAAACAAATGTGGGAAAGCCGTCGAGAAGAATTGCATCGTGCAATGGGCAAAGCGGCTGTCGTACCAATAACGGCACGACCACGGCTGACATTGATTCAAGGTGGCGCAGAATAATGTTGCCGAACATGATGCTGACATCAGACCAGTGGCACACATATCTGAACAATGCCAGCAAATACCATGTGACCATCATCGAACACGCAGGCGGCTGGAATGCACACAACTTTCACTATGAATGGTATGTCGAGAAAATCAGCCAAGAAGAATTCATGAAGCGGCTATCGGGTAGCGTGCGCCGCACAGAACGCAAATCAGATTTGAAGAAGAAAGGAATCACAAACTATGAATGGCATCCATAAGATTTGGTTGAAAGACGAAAACCGTCGAGTATACCAAGACGACCAAGGCAACAAGACCAGCACGCCGAATGAGCGTCATTATTGGGTTGAATGCGAAGTGGTATCAGAAACGTCACGCAGCTACATCGTCAAATACCGTGGCGAAACAAAAGTGCCAAAGAACCGTGAATTGATTGTCGGTGATTGGGTCGCATTCAGTGAAGCTGAAGTCGAATCGAAAGTCTTCAAAGCCACCAACGCACACAAGATTGCTGAAAAGGTGCGGTCACTGGATTCGGAAACATTGAAACAAGTCGCATATCTGATTGGCTATATTGAGCAACCAGACAGTGAAATCGAAGCACGCATTGCTGAAGTGCTGGAAACAGCAAAGACAACACACAAAAGCGATGACCCACTGGTTCACATATGCTGGTTGATACAAGGCATCGACATTCACCAGAAAACAGACGGCAAACGTGGTCATTCGATACAGGATGCGCAGCGGTACGTCATCAGCAACATATTGAGAATGCGCACAAAATAACCAGAAACGCTATACTAAAGACATGAGCAACACGCAAAAACCACTATCTATGGACATCATCAAACGAATTCCGAAGAAATCCGAATCGGAAGTTGTTTTCAATCCATACAAAGGGCATGAATATCGCTTGTTTTTGATATGGCGTTCATTGCCAGTGACATTGCGTGGTATATCTGAAGAAGATGCCGAAAACCGTGGTGTGAAAGACCCCGAAATCATTGAACTGATTCAGCTTCGAACATTAGGTGATTTTGCTGAACGATTCGGAATTTCACGAGATACATTGACAGACTGGAAAAATAAACCAGTGCCAGACGAATTTGTCATGATTGATTGGCGCTATTGGGCAAGGGAATTCACACCCGAAGTCGTGCATCATTTGCTTGAGGGTATACGAGAAAAGAAAAAAGCTGACGCCATCAAACTGTGGTTTCAAACGGTTGATGGGTTCGTCGAAGAAACATCAGTCAACAACAAAGCAACCGATGCACTTGATGCCGTTGCCGAATTGATTGACAGCGTGAACAGAAAGGCTGAAGCAAGTGACGAAAACATCACTAGTCAAGAAGACGATTCAGACCAGCCGCCAGCATCTTGATATTGGGCTATATGCCAATGAAGAAGCGAAGTTGCGTGCTGAACGTGATATTGCCAAACGTCTTTGTGCGAAATTCTTCAAAGACGACGACGGCTTGCCATTCCGACTGACTGACGGTCAAGCTGACATTTTTGGTTGCATCGTGTTCAAGCGGCATCTTCGTGTGCAAGTGGAAACCACCACGCAGTATGGAAAGTCTGAAACCATATCAATGGCGTTGCTGTTGCGGTCACAGTCGAAGAAAGAGAAATGGACGGTGCTTGCGCCAGACCAGACCAAAGCCGACATCATCATGGGCAAAGCTATTCAGCACATATTCGACCATGAAGTGTTCATCGCACAGATTGAACTTGAAGATTTGCCAAAGGCTGAAAAGCTGAAGCACAAGCGAAACCAAGAACGTATCACATGGAAAAACGGCGGTGAAATTCGCACACTGACGGCTGACGCACGAAACCGCAAGCGTGTGAAAGAATCGCTGACTGGTCAAGGGTCACGCAACATCATCGAAGACGAAGCGGCATTGATACCCGATGATTTGCAAGCAATGGTCATGCGCATGTTGGGTGGCTTCAAAGATTCGTTCTTGATGAAGATTGGCAATCCGTTCTACAACAACCATTTTGAACGCACCAGCAAATCGAAGAAATACCGTCACATACACATCGACTATCACCAAGCCGTTGCAGAGGGTCGCTACACGATGGACTTCATCGAAGAAATGCGCCAAGAACCGTTCTTCGATATTTTGTACGAAGTCAAGTTTCCACCAAAAGACGAAGTGGTCACAGGCGGCTACCGTCGATTGTTTCCTGATGCGCTTATTGAAAACGCCATCATCACTGAAGAAGAATACCAAGCAATGTTGGCTGACGATGAATTGGCACATGAACTTGAGAATGGCACAAGGGTTCTGAAAGGTGAACGCCGTCTTGGAAATGACTTCGCTGGTGGCGGTTCAGACCGCACGTCATTCGTTTTGCGCACGCCAACTGTCATGAAGCTACTGGAAACCAACAAGACCGACGACACCATGCAGCACGTTGTCACAGTGCAGAAATACAAAGAACAATTCGAAGTCAACAGCGGCAATGTCGGCAATGATTATGGTGGATTGGGTCAAGGTGTATCAGACAGGCTGTACGAATTGGACATGTACGTCAACAAAGTCATGTTCGGCGGCAGCGCACCAGAACCGAAGAAGTACAAAAACATGCGTGCGTTCATGTACTACCAATTCAAAGTGTGGTTGGAAAATGGCGGCAAGATTGTGGATTCACCAGAGTGGCAAGAATTATCTGTTGTATACTTTAAGACAGACAGTTCGTCAAGATTCCAAATCGAACCAAAAGAAGATTTGAAGAAGCGATTGCGTGAATTGAACATGACTGTCACTTCACCAGACGTTGCCGATGCAGGCGCATTGACCTTTGCCGACAACACGGAAATGATAGACGATGATGATTTTGAAGTCGTGTGATGATATGATAAACGTAAGAAGAAAGCAAGGGTGAAAAAGCAAACGATATGGGAAAAATCACAAACACAATCACGCAGGGAATCCAGAGGGCATTTGCCACCGCTGGTGAATCGTTCAGCACATGGGTCAATACATATTCAAGCTATCGGTCACGGCGTCAATTCCTGAAGTTGTATCGTGGCATTGTGATGACTTGTATCAGCGCCATCGCTGAAGACGTTGCGAAGTACGAACCAGTATTCAACCAGAAAGACAGCCGCAACGGAAAGCTGATTCAGCAACAGCACCCATTCGAAAAGGTTCTTGAACGACCAAACCCACGCACCACATCGAAGTTCGATTTCTTGGTGGCAACACAATCATTCTTGGAACTAGTCGGCAATGCTTACTGGTATCTATCTGTTGAAGAACGCAGCCGCAAGGTTGTTGAAATGTACTTGATGCGACCAGACCGTGTGCGTGTGGCAGTTGACCCGAAGACTGGTGAAGTCGTTGGCTACACATTCCGTGATGACAGCGGCACTGAAATTCCACTGGACGTTGACGAAGTGCAGCACATCAAGACATTCAATCCTGAAGATGAATACTATG